CTGCTGACGCCAAGGCGTTCGGCCTGGTGGACGACGTGACCGCAGAAGTCCAAGCCTGCGCCGATGCCGGCCGCATCCCCGGCGCCAGCGTTAAGGACTGGGTGGTTGACATCCTTGCCGCGCCCAACGCGGAAGGTGGCGCCAACATCCTCGCGCGCCTGCAAGCCCTGCCCGAGCGCAAGCCCGGCCACGATCCTGTCAGCGGTCCTGGCAAAGAGCCCGTGAAGGCTCTGTCCCGCGCTGCGTTCAACGCCCTCAGCATTGCCGACCGCATGGCCCATGCGAAATCCGGCGGCAAGCTCACTGACTAACCTCAACCAAACCCAAATCTAAGATTCCAAATTTATGGCGAACACTTTGACCAATCTGATTCCCGACGCATACCGCGCGCTTGACGTTGTTTCGCGCGAGTTGTCCGGGTTCATCCCTAGCGTTCAGCTTGACCCTTCCTCGGAACTGGTCGCGCTGAATCAGACCATCCGCATCCCGGTTGCCCCGGCGAATGCGGCGGGCAAAAACATCACACCTGCAATGGCCTTCCCCGCCATTGCCGACCAGACCATCACCAACAAGTCGCACACGCTCACCAAGGCGCGCGCGTTTCCGTTCTCCTGGTCCCAGGAGGAAATCAAAAGCGTGGATGTTGGCCCCGGTTATCTCAACCTCCGGGAGCAGCAGATCGCGCAGGCGATTCGCGCGGCCATCAACGAGATGGAAACCGACATCGCGGTTGCCGCGAAGAACGGCGCCAGTCGCGCTTTCGGAACCACCGCCGGAACCGCTCCCGTCCTCGCCGACTGGGTGGGCGCCAAGAAGATTCTGGACGACAACGGCGCACCGATGAATGACCGGAGTTCCGTGTTCAACACGACTGCCGGCGCGGCGCTGCGGAACACCTCAAACCTGTTCAAGGTCAACGAGGCCGGCGAAGCGGGTTTGCTGCGCCAGGGCATCCTCGGAAACATCTACGGTTTCAACCTCCGCGAGTCCGCGCAGATTCAGACCACGACCGCGGGCGCAATGGCCAGCGCGACCTCTACCAACGCCGCATTCACGGTCGGTCAGACGGTTATTCCGCTGGCTACCGCGGGAACCGGCGTGGTTGCGGCCGGTGACATCATCACGTTCGCGAACGACACCAACAAGTATGTCGTCGCGTCCGTCTCGTTTGCCGGCGCGAATCCCGCATCCGGCGACACCATCACGCTGGCCGAGCCCGGCTTGCGGGTTGCTCAGAGCGCGGCCACCCGCGCCATCACCGTGTTCGCCACCTCCTCGCGCAACACGGCTTTCAGCCGCAACGCCATCCTGCTTTCCACCCGGCTTCCGGCATCTTCGCCGGATGACCTCGCGTTGGATCGGCAGGTTATCACCGATCCGAATACCGGAATCAGCTTTGAGCTGGCCATGTATCCCGGCTATCGAATGGTCCATTACGAAGTCGGCGTCGTTTGGGGCGTGACCGTCATCAAGCCCGAACACCTGGCGATCATCGTCGGCTAAGCGAAACACCACGCGCGGGGCGGATGGGTTCTGTGCTCATCCCGTCCGCCCCGCTTTCCTCCTGATGAACCTTGCCGACCAATGCTTAGCCGAAGGGCTGGAAGACATGTTTACACACGCTGGCGACACCGCCTACGTGAGCATGGCTGCCGGCACAAAGCGGCGATTGGTTGTGCTGTTTCAGGAGCCAACCGGTATCATCGGACTTGAGCCCGTGGAATTGACCGCACCCACCGCCACCGCGCGAACGTCCGACGTTGCCGACGTGGCCGCTGGGGATACGCTCCGGATCGAACTTCCGGGTGCTGACAGAACCTTTGAAATCATCGCCGTGGAACCCGACAGCCGCGGCGCAACCAAACTGACCTTGGCCAATACGTGAGCGCACGCCGACAACAGATTCTTGCCGCCTTAGCGACTCGTCTTGAGACGATCACCACGGGCAGCGGCTATCTGACCAACGGTGGCAGCAACGTGCGGCTGAACCCCGACAAGGACACCGAGCCCACGGGGCAAGGTAACACCGCCGGCTTTGTGATTCGCGAAACCGGCGGCACCGAAGCGGCTGGCATGGTTGGCGAGAACTTCGGAGTCATTGAGTTTGATATTGTCTCACACGCGACTGCGCTCAAAGACAACGACCCGAACGAAACGGCTTCGGACCTGTGGACCGACCTAATGGTTGCGCTCGGCACCGACAAGACGCTCGGCGGCCTGTGTGATGACCTTGTAAGCGCCGGCCACGAAGCCTCCGAGACGCAGGGCGGCAAACGCTACGCCGCGCGCCGGCAGAGCTTCCGAATCCATTACCGCGCCACGCGCTGGGCACCCGCCACCGCACCCGCATAACGTATGCCCACAATTTCAGGAATCGCCAAAGACCCAAACGATACGCCCGCTGATGGCGTCTTGTTTGAGCGGCAAAGCCCGGTGGTGTCCGGTTCCAATACCGTCACGCGCCGAGACGTCCGCGCGACGCCGAACGCTTCAACCGGCGCCTTCTCCGTCACGCTGCTGGCCGGCATATATCGCTACTATCCCGACGCGGATTCTGACATTTACGTTCTGATCGAGGTCGGTTCAACCGCCGCGGACATCGAAGACCTGGTGACCGAAACCAGCGCGCCCGTCTCGCTGATTACCTACTTCGCCACGCTCACCGCGGCCAAGGCACACACCCGGTTCATTGACGACCGCGTTTACGCCATCGCTTCAAGTGCGTCTTTCCTTGGCGGGATGTTCCGTTACGATGCAGATTCATCCGCCACCGCGGACGATTCCGATACCATTGCATTAGATTCCATCGCCGGCCGACTCATCCGCTTCGCATGAGATACCTTCTCGCCATCCTCTTTTGCTTCGCCGCCTTCGCGCAACGCACCCCGCGCGTCGTGGATTCCGCGGCGGCATTAGTCGCACTCACGCCATCGGCCACCGTGCCGGACGTGATTGTTGTCAGCACGAACAACAACACGCGCCTCCAATTCAGGTATTACCCGACGGCCACGGACGCGACCAACACGACGAGCCCGCTGGTTTACGCGACTAGCACCGGAACCGGCCGATGGAAGGAAGTGCGGCTTACCGGCGACCTAACATCCGTCACGGTCAATGGCAATTCGATTGACGCGAGCGCAAAGCTCGACACGACCAACGGCACTGCCGTGAACCTCACGGGGTCGTTGTCGAACATTAGTCTCGGTGGCACCACAATTTACAGCGGCGCAGGTAGCAACGATCTGACTGCCAACACGCTTTTCAACCTTGGCCTGCGGGGCGTCAACGGTGAGACGGTCAGCGTGTATCCAACAGCGCACACGACCAAGAACATCGCCAGCCTGGTTGGACTCAACACCGGACTGGTCACCACCAACGCGACGGTGGAAGTGCGCGGCTATTATGAGCCCGGCGACGGTGGTGGTGGGACGTTTTACTATGCTCCGGCCGAGGCAACCAATCGCGGCACCGTGTTTCAGTCGGGCAGCGGTTCGTTCGTTTGGAAGCGGCTGGTTGACGGGCCTGTCACTACGGAAATGTTTGGCGCCATCCCCGATGACGCCACCGATGATACGGATGCCATTCAGGCCGCGGTAGCTTACGCCGAATCACAGGGCTCCGGTTACACCGTGTTTGCTCCAGGTGGAACTTATCTCGTCAGCGAGCCCATCGTCCTGACGAAGTGCGAGTTCTCCGGCGTCCGCACCCACCAGAGCCGCGTGCTTACCGCAGGCAACACGGTGTTCCAGACGACCAACTGGAACACGACGCTTTACAAGGAGGTCTTCGACGTGGCCCCGACAGGCGCGAACGACGGCGCCCCGTGGCTGCATGACATTCAGGTTCAATCCTCGCGCACCAACACGATCACCAAGATTCCGATCACGGCCGTTTCCAGCCGGCGCGTGTTCTCCATTTCCACTAACACGACGCCGACTTTCCAGACGGGCAATCAGACCAACTTTTACCCGTATCTTGGCTGGGCATTCTTCTACTCGCCGGCCGGAAATTACATGGGCGGTGGAACCGTCAGCACCGCAGTGGTCAGCGGCACCAACTGGGACATCACGATCACCGATGGCGACGACTTCTACGCGACGCCGACCGGGACCAGCGGACTACTCTCGACTGCGTGCTTCGTCAACTTCGCCCCACTCACCACGGCCGGTGGAGCAGACCGATCCGACCCCACGCAAGTTGGCGTCGCGGGCGTGCGGATGCGCGGCAGCCTGAGCGCAAAGGTGGAGAATGTGGGCACCTACGAAACATGGGTTGGCTTTGCGTTCTCGCCGGCATCCGCAACGTCGTTTCATTGGATGCGAGACCTGGCATCGTGGCGCACGTCGTTTGCTGGCTACGCCTCGGCGGTCCGCAGCTATCAGGGCGCCTACGATTACAGCGGCGAGGGCGTGCTGTTCGCGTCCGGCTTCTCGCCGAGCCTCGACATCTCCGTGGACAATGAGGGTTACAGCGCCGGCATGTTCGGGTTCTACAATCCACCCATCGCTTCCGGGTTCAATCAGATGTGGTCAGACGGATTCGTGGTGGGTGCTCAAAGTGATTTGCTGTCTGGAATCTCCGTGGACCGCATGAAGCTGGACAACTGCTTCTTGCATGGGCTTGTGACGCTGGATGCCCTATTCGACCTTGGTTATTCCACGGGAATTTCAATTGGGGCGCTGGACATTCGAGGTCTGGTTTCATCGACTGACGTAATAGATGCGCCAAACGGCCGGGCAATCTGGATGCGTGGGAAAACGTATCCAGCCGAGATTTGGGCCGGGACGCTCACCATACCTACGGCGCCATATTCGCGATTCGACTACGCAATCGACATCACCAACAGCGTGGCCAACTCGCTGACGATTGGTCGGATGATGACTGGCAGCGGGTTTACCAACTGGATTCCTTCAACGTCACGCCTGCCCGCGCTGCTCTCTAGCGCCTACGGGTCAACCAACAATGCTGTCGGGTGGAGCTACAATAACACCGTGGCCAAGAATCTCGGCGCGGCCATTTCGTTGGCCAACAGCGGCACGAATCGGCTGACGGTCAATTCCAGCGGCGTGACGGGTTACTCCGCCGACGGTTCCACCGCCACCTTCGCGGCCGGTAACAACACGTTCACGGCTTACGGATCGACCAATATCTATCAGCGCACAACTGGCACTGGGGTTTACATCGGCGGTCGCTCCTCCGGTGAGGCAGCCGACTTCTCCGCCGCGTTGCTGTTGGAAAATGCGACCAGCGGCAACGTGGCATCACAGGTCAAATCGGCGTTTGGAACGTCTACGTTTGACGGGCTCACCAGCGACGGAACATACGCCGCTCCAACGGCGACAACGGATGGCAGAAGCGTTGCCCAGTTTGGTGCTCGGCCATACGACGGCAGCGCCTACAACACCACGGCGAGACTGTTGTTCCTGACCGATGGCGCGCAGTCATCCACCAACCGCGGAAGCTATGCGCGGATTGAGCTAACGCCGCTCAATACGACCAGCCGAAACGCTTTCATCGTGTTTACGAACACGGGGGCAATTACCACGCCGCTTGGTAAGGTGGCGATCCAACCCACGACCGAGACGCTCAGCTACTCAACCACGAACGTCACGATCACAGCGGGCAAAGGACCGATGCAACGCAGCCTGCTGACGGTCACGAACAACTTCCAGTTGCTCTGGTCGGGATTGACGGACAACGACGGCGGCGTGGTGCATCTGATTCCCGACACCACCAACCGAACCATTCTCGTCAGTTCACCCGGCCGCGCCGCCGGCAGCACTGCCGCGACGGCTACCGGCTCCACCACACTCACGATTACCGGCGCCACGAACGGCTGGGCCGAACTCGCGTGGAGCGTCGTGTCGGTCGGTGGAACCAACCGCGTGTCGGTCAACCTGGGAGCCTACTGAGATGAAAGCTGTTTCCATCGAACTGATCTATACGAAGCTGCGCGCCATTGGCGTGCGCGACATCGTGCTCATGGATTCGGCATATGCCGCGCCGTCGCGGGAATGGCTTGTTGAGTTCGGGAGCTATCTCGCTGGCAAGAAACTGAAGTTTATCCCGGAAACATTCGACTGCGAGCAGTTTGCCCGCTGGGCCGCGCACGAAGCGGACCTTGCATTGGTCAAAGCTGGCTTGCGTGATGCCGGCCACACTTTCGGCGAAGCCTCCTGTTTGCAGGATCGCTCCGCGCATGTTCTCAACCTCTGCCTGTGCTCCGATGAAATACTCTATGCGTTTGAACCCCAGACGGGCTTGGTCACTCCTGCTGATGGTTTTGCTGTGTGGACTCGCGTGCGGATGTAAGACACCGCCCACG